AAGTGCTTGGGAGTTCAAGACGAAAGGCTTTAGTCCTAAATAATTTAGCCACTGATTGAGTCAGCTTCTTACCTGTATCATCAGTATCAAAACATAATATTATTTTCTTGAACTTACCTATCTCTACTTTATTATCTATGATCTCCTGTAATGCACACTCACCTTTAGTTGGTGACCACACATGATAATGAATGCCTTCCCACTTAGTACCTTTCCTGGACTCCAATAGCATTTGTTGTGCTGCCATTGCATCGCATTCACCACCTACTAACAGCAAAGTATCTTGTCTTCCACCATCCTTTAAGATATCAGATAAAGTTTGTTGTCCAAACATAAGAACTTTACCCCAAGTGAAACCAAGATGACCATACCTGAAATCCTTAGGTAGGTTCCTGCACTTTGCACCTCTCCACTTACCAGTTTCATAATCATAGATAGGGTAATAATGTTTATCCACTTGTCCATCTAAGTTATGACCTACTCTTACATTATAGAACTTAGCTATCTGTCCTTTGATATGTCGAGTGACCAGGTTCTTAACCTTTAGTTTATTAAAGTAATCGTGATCTCTCTCCACCTCATCTAACATCTCTTGCCGTTCTTCTTCTGTTGCTACTTCCCACCTATCAGCACCACGCATTCCAGATAAAGCAAGGGCTCTCATGTTATCGTTATCAAGCTTACCTTCCTTACATAATTCTTTGAACTGATCTGGTGTGTATCTGATAGTGCCATTAATTTCCATATCTTTTATAGGATCATCAGACCCAGGAGGTAAGTAAACGGGTAGTCCATCTTTATGCCAGTGACTCCTATTACAGAACCTACCGCCATCAGAAAAGACCATCATGTTAGTACCTCTACTGTCATGCCCTGTCTCTTGACAAGCAGGGCAAGGTACGTTTAAAACAATCGCCATCAGTATTTCCTCCATCCACGGTGACTGCCCCGGATACCATTGATAACCTTACTCAAATTACCAGGGATAAGCCCGTGTTCTCTTGCGAACTTACTCACATTTCTACCCTCGACGACAGCACCCTCGGGGTCTATAACCTTAAAGGTCTTAGCGAATGAGTGTTCTTTGTCGTGCTGACTGTCTGACCACTCAAGATTGAGAGCCATGCAGTGTAGCTTGACTTCATCTATGTGATTCACTTCGGGTAAGTTGTTAGGGTTAGGGATAAACGCCTCCGCCACAAGCCTATGCACCAGCAAGTTAGGTTTCTTACGACCTAATGCTACATGCAGGTAGCCGTTGCTTTGCACTTGTGGTTTAAGGAAGCGTTCATAGCGAGTATTGTAAACTCTACCTAAATTAGATACTCGGTAAGTTTCATCTATGTCTTTCCATTCTTCATGCATTACAATCGCCATATCATACTAACTCCTCATTGAAGTTCTCTTTAATTAATCTCTTAAGTCTTCTATTCTTACGGAAAGACTTATCTTGTCTAACACTGTTAGACTCTTCCTGCTCTTTCAAGAACTCTTTCTTATGCCTTTTAATCCTTTTAATTTTCTCTACTGTTTTACTTTGCATCGTCTTCACCTCTCAGTGCCTTACTGCTACAGTAATCCCCAGGTTCTATATACTGCTCACCATCACAACTGCCCCTATAAATACATCCCTTACATGGATGCAAATCAATAGTACAGTTGCTAAAGCCAGTTCTTAAGTCATGAATAGTCACTTCCAAATCAGAATCAAACATAATAAATCTCCCTGTCTAACACTGTTAGACTTTTAAGTTGTTGTTTAACTGTTGAGTTATTTAAATTGGTCTTTCTTATTTCAATACTGGTCTTTTATTGTGGCCCTAACCCCCCTCAAAACGAATAAAATATAGCCCTTTGGAGACCAGTATTGATATAATAAAGGAGCGTACGCGTACGCGTATGCACTAACTACTCTCTTATATACTAATACTCTCTATACTCTCTATACTACTAAACTACTATACTCTCTTATCTCTCTTATCTCTCTATCCAATACTGGTCTTTAATTATTCTTTCTTTATAATCTATCTATCTTAAAACAAGAAAAAGCCCCACCTAAATTAATAGGCAGGGCTTGTTTAATTAACTTTATTCTATTCTCTATCCAAAAGCATAATCCGATGCAAGGATATCATCTAAGTTTAGATTACCAGGTGTAGGTATCTCTATATCTAATTCTTCTAAGATTAAAGCTTCGTTGTAATCCAGGAAGTCAGATAGAACATCATGTTCTTTATACATAGAAACAAAGGTTTCTCTAAGTAAGTCTCTTAGCTTAGGAGTATCACAAGCATGAGTACCAAAGTCATCATGAACAACTGCTATACCTGTAAATTCTGCATCTAAGAAAGCATTAACAGCAAGTATTAAATGGCTTGAATCCATTGAATGAACAAAGTTAGGAGCAGAAGAAGTCTTCATCTTACTTTCATTAATCTTATTTGTTTCTTCTGCTATTGTAAATCTTGTATTACCTAAGAGTTGAGTTCTAATACGTCTGGATTTATATTCTAACTCCTTTTGCTGTGCTATAAAGCCAGTTGGTGTCTCCCATTCAAGATGACTTCCAGCCTTTGCAACTGCTGTTGCTACTCTCTGAATAAATTTCATACCTTCATCAGCAGCAGTGACAGTAGACTTTAAAGACTCCCATATTACTTTAGAACAAACTTTCTCAGCTTCTCTAATTGAGATACCTTCTTTATCCAGAGCACCAGCAAAACCATGAACTTTAATAGGCTTTCTCTTTTCAGCTTTAGCCTTGCTGTTTTCTTTTTCTTGCAACTCAACAAAGTAATTAGAGGTAGTTTGAAGGCATCTTATTTGAGTAGAGCCATAGGTTTTGGTCATAACTGGTGGCTTAGTTATACTACGATTAATACCATCTTTGACAGCAAGTAATCCCTCAGCTATTTGTCTAACAGTGTTAGACTCTCCTGTTTGGGATAGTTCTTTTAATCTCTCTGTTGCTGTATCTGCTACCTGTCTATATATATCCCTTGGTTTATCACCAGGTACTAAATTAACAGCTCTTCCTCCTACAGAATCCCTAAGCATAGCAGAATAATGCTGTAACCCAGAGCAACTGCCATCTTGAGCACATGGTATATGAGATATAAAATCCTCTGGTTTATTTCCGTCATCAATCCAGTCCATAAGATTAGACCACTCAAAGCACCAGCTTAAGAACTGCCAGGGTTTATCAGCACCAGCCCAGCCAGTATAGGTTAAAGGATCTATTGCATAGTCTCTTATTTCCTCTGTCTTTTCTTCAATGAAGGCAACTCTATCATCAAAGGAACATTTATCCTCTCCCCAACGTCCAGCACCATGAACAGCGAGCCAGTACTTACCATCTTTTCCCAAGGGCTTACCATCAGCAAACTTAATCATTGCTTTCTGGAAGTCGTCACCTTGTGGGTTGATAGTATCTGATTTAGCATAGATCCTACCTCGTGAGTCACAAGTATAGACAAAGTAAATTCTCTCAAATTCTTTATACATATCAGCCGTTGCAACAGTCCTATGGAAGTCCAAGTATTTAGACTTACGTTTATTATCTAATTGATAGATTGCTGTTGCTTCTCTCCTCCACTCTATGAACTCATTCCATTGTTCTTCTGTTAAGTAGTTCTTTAACTCTTTACCTCTGATATCCTTTAGTTCTTCTGGTAAAGGGCAGCCTGGGATTTCATAGGGTGTCCCAGAAGGCATAGCAAGGTTTAGGTTCAGTCTCTTTATCTCTTTAGCAACATGCAATACATCGTTTGCTATAGTCCATGGTACTTCCTGGAGTCCATTAATAGCTTTATAAACCTCTGGCATTTGCTGCTTGGTAAGCTTTGTTAGCTGAGACTTACGGCATTTAACAAGTGGTAAAGTATCCCTAATTTCCTTTACATGATAGCCACCATTGTAAGGGTCAGTCCATGGCTTAGGAGGTATGATACATGGTCTATAGGCTGGTGATTCTTGTGACATAACATCCTTGTATTCTTCAATCCAACTGATGATGCTATCCGTTGGTTGGAGTTTAGTCACTTCCTTATAATTTTTACCTGATCTTTTATAGATATTAGCCTTTCTAAATATAGGCTTTCCTTCAAACAGAACATACTCAAGGATCATATCAAGTAAAGCTGCTCCTATATGCCTTTGGACATCTATGCCCCATGATACCCATTCATCTAAAGGTTCAAACTTATCAGAGTTAGGATTAATAAGAGCTCTTTCACTTGCAATCATAGCACTCCTTTGATGCCTATAATTCTTCGATCTTGCTCTTTTAAGTCTTTCTTTTACTTTCTCTACATAGCCTGATGCGTGTTCTTCCATCTTGGAAAATCTTACCTGGTCTTCAATTTTCTGTCCTATTGAATCTACTATAGTTTCCAGGTTAACGTCATTAACTGACTGGTCTAAAGTAGTCTTCAATGCAATAAAAGCAGCTTCCTCGGGCTTAATAAGCTTAATGTAAGCTAAAGCCCTAACAGGCTTTCCAGGACGATTAGAGTAGTACTCTATATATGCTTTAATTGCATCGGATAGAGGTTTAGTAACTTCCTGTATAATCCTCTTGTTCCATCCCGTTTCAGAATTAGCTCCTTGTTTTATAGCTCTCTGATTGTTTTCAAAAAACCTTGCAACACCAGCCTTTTTCATTCCAATTTCCATCTTTACTTGACATTCTGCTAACTCATTGTCACTTCTAACTTTTTTATTTTGATACATTGCTACCTCTTTATTTATTGTCTAACATGTTAGACTATTATCAATTACCAAAGATGATGATAAGTAAAA